GTAAATTGTTTTTTGTTCGCTAATCTCTGTGATTCCTCTAATTCTAAGCCATGAAACAGAGTCTACATTTAATTCTTTGCCAAAATAATCTTTCGCCCAATTATAGACATCATCAAAGTTATCATCATGGACTATAGAATCTATTATCCAACATCTATCGCCACTATTCCAAAAATTAAATAACATTTGACCTGTTTTCTTATAATGTTGTTCGTGCTTTTCACTTAAAAAAGCCCAGCTAGTGAAAGATACTATAGAATCATTATTTCTTTGTATTTTAAATTGGTTTAATTGAAATGGTTTATCAATGTGACATAAAAGCATTTCTTTTGTAAGATTTTTATACCTATCAAACCTTTGATATAATTGCACAACCTCATCTCTTTCATTCATGTATTTTTCTGAGGTACTTCAACACCTGACCCCCATGCTATTGCTTTGTCTTGCAATGATGTGACAAAACTACAACCTTTATCTCCTGAAAACAAATTTTGTTGGTCTTGATCGGTATATCTTCTATCTGTGGGTCTTTCTAGTGTTATTAACTTGTTTTCTACAGTAAATGTTAATGTAGAGGTTTCTCCACCATCTGTAAGTATCATAGCATCAATAAAACCTGAGAAAACTTGATATGGTGTATCAACAATCGCATCAGCATTATTGGTAGTGGTAAGAACACCAAAATAAACTTCTACTACCATTCCTTGTGTATCTTCTGTCAAACCAGCAGATAATATTGATGTGTCCAAACCATTTAGCTTTATCTCAATACCACTGGCTCTTGTGTCAGAAGTTTCAACGATTGGAGATATTGATATGATATGTCCTGACCCAAAATAAGTATTTCCACCTATAATCAGATCAGCATAAGTAGTGGCTAACAATAAAGCACCACTAGTGAAATTCATTTTAATTGCATAAAATGGTCTTAAACTTCCACTAGTTAGCTGTGTACCAAATGCCGAGCCTATACTTCTTGACATAGTTCATTATTTCTTTTTAGTTGCTTTTTTCTTTGCTACTTTTTTACTTGCTTTCTTTTCAGTTGGCTCAGTAATTTTAACTTCCATAGCAAAACCTGATGATACAAACGAGTTCCCTAAATCGACTTGCCATTGTTCTTTGCAATCAATTATATCTCCCTCTTTATATTCTTTACTAGCATTACCACTTTGATTAGCAGTACCAAAAGCATTAACTATCATTTTAATTTGCATAATTTAACTCCTTTAGCGAATGAGGGTGTGAAACAATGATAATGAGGCACACCCACATTCTAAGACACATAAAGTGTCAATTATTTAAGCATCTGTTGAATCTTGTGGATTACCTAAGACTGCTTGTACCGAAATTGGTGTGCCATTGGAATGAGTACCAGTTGCATCAATTTTTACACGAGCATATCTTTTACCACCGATATAACCTATTTGAGATGTTTGTGGAGTTTCTCCATTTGCATCTAAAGTAAGGAATATACCACTAGAATCAACACTTCCCTCTGTCACACTTGTGCTTGAAGTCACAGCAGTGAAAGTAGAATCATCATCAGATTCTTGTAATATGAAATCAAATTTCACACTACCTGATAATGTATCTCCCTCAATACCACTATTCACAACAAACATACAAGATTCAAAACCCTGTATGTCTACTGTTGTACCATTTGCATCAGCAGTAAATACTTTTGCATCTTGACAAGTCACAGATTTAGTATTATTTGAAATATCTCTCATTATAATAACTCCTATCTTATGAAGATATGTTTTGTAGTCTAATTGCCTCTGCAAGAACTACAGTACCACCAACTCTTCGTCTAGCAGTATAACGAACATTACCCAAATGTTGTTGTGTGAATGGGTCACGAACTATTGACATATTAACTCGATCAACTAAAGTGTATGCTCTAGAGAAATCTCCGAAAGCAATAGGTTTAGTTCCAGCAGATACATCAGGCATATCTTTGGCTAGGGTATAACCATAACCAGCGATAGTGCTTGGAGCACCAGCTACTAAGTTCAAGCCAACATGGAACACTTTTTGTCCAGCAGTATCTTCTAATTGAAGAACTTTAGCAAAAGTGCCTCTATTCATAACAAATCTTGCATTTCTTAAATAATCAGATTTAAGTGCATAGATTAAGTCATAAAGACCATTAGCAGTTAGTGTATTTGCATTACCTGAGTTAGTAGCACCCACACCAGCAGTAGAATCAGTAAGTCCTAAAGGTTTACCAACACCATTTCCTGATACGATTGCAGTTCCCTCTGCCACAGCAAATTGCTCTGCAAACTCAGTAGCCATCTCACTTTCCATATTAAAAGCAGAATCTTCTAACATTGCTTGTGACATATCTACCATTGCATATAACTCATGAGCATCAATAGACATTAAGCCTGTTGTGTACCCTGTTGTTTCACTTCTTGTAGCCGTTTCTGAAACAAAAGATGCAGAAAATTGACCAGTTCTTTTTGGAACTTCAATTCCTCTCTTATCTGTACTTCTAACTTTAACGATTGATCTCATAGGTGAGAACTCAGTCACAGACTTAATAAGTTCTGCAACATATTCAGTTGGACAGTAATAACCACCCAATGAATCATCTGACTCATAAAGTGCTTTTGTTTCTTCTGGGTCTAACTCTTGTGACCTTAGATATTTACCAAATGCTTTCATTTGTAAGTCCACTTCTTTAGCAGAATTACCTGTTTCGGGTCTTGCTAATTTAGTTTCTAAAGCATCTATTCTTTTTTTAGCCTCTTCTAATCCTTGTTCTTTTAGCTCGGCATCTTGTCTGAGTTCTACTTTTGTAGCAACATCATCTGCAAGTTTATCTACCTTTGCTTGAAGAATAGGGTCAGAAACACCATTTTTTTTGATTTCATCAATATTCTTTTGGTTTTCACTTTTAAATTCATTAAAAGATTTACCTAGATTCTCGATTACATCATTAATTTCTTCCGACATAATAACCTCTTATGGTTTGATTGTGTTAATTAACTGATTCATGCTTTCAACAACATCTCGTTGCTCATCACTCCGATATGATTTGTAAAGCACTTGTGCAGTGTGTTTTGCAACAGCAACAGATTCACAACCAGCATCTCGCAAGTGTTCTTCTATTTCTCTTACATTCATTTCAGCAAGTTTAACTTTTGTTATCTTTGCTTTCGGATTCATTGGAAAAGTGACTAATGATATTTCCATTAGATCAACAGATTTAATTATTCTTTTCTTCTGCTTTGGGTCATATTTATAATCATCAGGTGATAGTCTATATCCTATTGACATAGAATCTAAAGCACCCATTTTCATAAGCTCGTAAACTTCACGACCTTTTTGTGTACCCATAGCTAATCTGCCTTTGATGTATAACCCTTTATTATCTTCTTCTAAAGAGTCAATGACACCTATCGGCTCATCTGTTTTGTGTTGATATAATAATTTTACTTGTTTTGGTTTTCTATATTTGAGTGTGTTAGCAAATGCACCTTTACGAATGACATCATTGCCTAAATCTTTGTTGTTAAATACCGAGCCATAACCCTCGAATGTACCATCTTCTTCTGTATCTAGCTGTTTAAAATCACAGGGTACATCTGTAATCATCTCTTTTAATTGCTCTAAATCCTCTTGTATTTGACTATTTTCCATTTAACCACCCAAAAAGTTAGTAAATATACGAGTATTTTAACCATATTTAACAAAATAAGTCTATATTTATTCAAAAAGACTTTACTTTATACTTAAAGTATATATAATAGTATATATAAGTTAATAATGACTTAGGGAAACAACGAGGAAAACATGAAAACTAAAAACTTTGACAATTACAAAATGAACGATAAAGTCTATAAAATCAGAAGAGAAGTAATAGACATTATTTATCAAGCTAAAAAAATAGCTGATCTACCAAGAATAGATGTAAGAGTTGGTGAGGGTAGGCATAGAACATTAGGTGTAGCTAGAATGAACGATTGCAAGATATGGATAGATGTTAAAAAATCAGGCAAGAACTTATTACAAGTTGTTTTACATGAAATATGCCATGCAGTATATGGTACAGAACATGATGAAAAATGTCCTTTGATGTCACATGTTGCTAAACCTATGACAGATAAAATGGCTTGGAAGTGTTTTGCTAAATACTCTAAATAAATGAATGGTGTGGGTATCACCTAAACTACCCAGCAATTAACATAAAAACGAGGATAAAAATATGTATGACAAAAAAACTTTTAAAGTAACTATGGGTAGTGATGAGGATAACTGGCTGATTACTATTAATCATTACACTAACGAGGAATATTTAACTGAAAATGGCTCTCTTATTAATTTTAGAACAGAGGAAGAGGCTAAAAGTTTTGTTAAAAAATTGAACGATATTGTAAATAGTACAAATCATAAAAACAGATAAACAAATAAAGAGTCATAGCAATATGGCTCTTTTTTTTTATTCATTGATTATATCAACATCTTCTTCATCAAGGTACAAAGTTGTGCAACGACAGTTGATTACATTACTAGCACCACCATTAGAATCACCTGTATATTTCATATATCTTATTTGTGGCTCACTATTTTTGACTGGTGTGAGAACTTCAAAATCATCTTCTACTGCAACATTTTTTCTATTCATAGCACTGTGCCAACTTCTAGTCCTTAAATCTAAAGCACTTAACCATATCTTTCTTGGTCGCCTTAAAGCTAAATTACCAGCAATTTTGTTATTACCATAATTGTATGCTTGGTGAGTTTCTGTCCTAGCAATGACCTTAGACCTTTGTTTGCTAAATGCAGTAGACTTAGCGATCTGTTCAGCAGTATCATTTTGACCAAAACCCTCGCTGATCGAATAGGCTATTGCTTGTTGTATTTGTTTTCTTGTAGTTTCTGTTATGTAAGTCACATTCTGAGCTGTATGGGTTGTGACATAATCATAAGTAGCCTGTGCTACTTCATCTTCTGCTTTTTGTAATAATCTTGATGATTTAATAGTTGTTGATGAGGCATCAATAATTGTTCTAGTATTTATCTCTAATAGCTTATATAAGTCTTGCCAGTAATCCTCGTAGTATTTATTGGGTATTTCTCCGAGTTCTGCATAGTTTTTGAAAGCATATCTTTTATATTTATTAGAAAATTTATCGAGTTTAGTTATTAAGACCCTAGTCAATCTGATTAATAATCTCAATGATTGCCTATACTCTTTTCTTAAATTTACTTTTATTTTAGCCATTCAAGAGTTTCCTGTAAGAGTTCAGTCTGAGTACCAAATGTTTCTGTAAACCATAAAGGATTCTGATGATAAGACTCCTTAGAATTTCTATGATGGTGAGGGCATAAAGGTATGACCTCAAAATTAGAGGCTCTTTTTCCCATTGTACCTTTTTTGATGTGATGAAGTTCTGCTGGTGTATCATAATGACCAAGTTTTCTACAAGCGATACAACCTAATTCTGCAACTTTTTGCATATGTTTCTTCTCAGCCAGTGTTTTTGACTTCATTATAACTTTCTTAAAGTTTTAAACCTGTGTCCGACTATTGTATCTGTTGGCTCATCTCCACGATAAACCTTAATTAAACAAGCTGGATTATCTTCTGTAGCATTTAAAGTAAAACTTGTTTCAGGTACAGACAGTTTACCTGATCTGACAATCTTTGTAATCTTACCTTTTGCTCTGCCACCTGATGAATCCCAAGAAACCATATCGCCTACTTTTAAAGCATCTGCCTCTGCTTTGCTTTCTCTTTCTTTCATTATTTGATTTCTTTTAGATGTAGACCAGCTAAATCCAGCATCACCACCCCATAACAACCATGCTATTTTACCAGCACTTGGGTAGCCATCTGTTCCTGAGTTAAATCCACGACCTTGCTTGTCTACTTCATGTCTGCTAAAGAAACTATACATTCTTAACACAGTATCAGGAGATAATCTTTCCTTGCTTACTAGTTGATTGGCTCTAGCAACACCTATAGAAGTTCCACCTCTGCCATATTCTTTTCTCAACTCTAGTCCTCTTTTAGCATTGTTAGACATAGTAGTTGTTGGAACTAAATCTAAATCGCTTAGTGCTTTGCCATCTGCTAACAAAGATTCATATTCTTCGTGAGTTTCACAAGGCATATAAACTGTTTGACCATCTTCTGTGTGTGAATGTATACCAGCACAACCTATTTCTTCGGCTCTTTCTTGTGCCTCTTCTTCGGTAGTAAAGGTATCTACATCAACTGCCTCTTTTTTACCATAAGCTAACTCATAATCTTTTTCGTTGCCCTCTGCATCAACAGGTTGGTCATTATCCTGAACACTAGAGGCATCTACTTCGCCAATAGGGAATAAATTACTTGGGATATACAACTCATCAGCACCCTCTATTTCTTCAAGTCCTAACTTCTCTCTTGCCTCGTTACGAGTCATAATGCCATTTTGTACTGCTTGTGAAACATTTGCATATATTTGTTTGGTCTTTTCTGCCATTGCTGGAATACTTGATAAGTCATACTCGATTCTTATATCGCCATCATAAAGTGGAGATAAGAACTCATTTAAGTCAGATTCCACCCTAGATAGTAAAGGTATGACTGTTTCTTCATACAATCCAAGTTTTGCTGTTTCCATATTGCTATAAGTATTAGCCTCAGGTATGCCGATCAACTGAGCTGGTACACCGAAACAAAGAGCAATCTCCCTTGCTGATAAGTTTAGCAGTTCTAAGAAGTCCATATCTTTAGGATTTAATCCTAATTGTGTATATTCAAAATTACCCTCTAACAACATGGGTCTACCTGAGTTTGAACTACCCTGAAACCTCATTTCTAAATCTTCTAACAGTCTAGCTCGTTGGTCATCTGTTAAAGTAGCCGACATTCCTGTTTCGTCTTTTGGCTCAAACTTTAACATACCACTTGGAGTACAACCATTTTTTAATAAAGCGACATTGTGCAAACCAGCAAGATTATGTTGGTCAATGTTATAAGCACTTGCTAATATTGGACTTAATCCATAGAAGTCATCTAAAGGATTCCATAATTTAATTTGTTTTAATTGAGAACGACCTGTGTCTTGATCGACAGGATATTCTTTGACTATTTGACCATCTACCACATAGCAATAATAATCAGGAATCATTGATGAGCTTGATTTTATTTTTATCCTATCAGGTCTTAATAAATATAATTCTCTTGGTGGTGTATCGTTTTCTGTATCTCTCAAAAGATACGAGTTTCCTGAAATAAGTAAGTAAGAGTATAATGAGGCAAAGTATTCTCCACCACTTTGCAAGGGATTGGGTCTTGCTAGTAAAGATATCAACTCATGGTTTTCTAATTCAATATCGCCATCAAATACTTTTATTTTTACTGCACTGGCTGAATCTGATATTAGTTTTACACATCTGTGAACGATTGCATTGTCTTGATAACCCTCTTTAGCATACTCTTTGTATTTTCTAGTAGACTTACCCATGTATGCTTCTAGCCTGTTTATCATGACTGTTGGCGACTCTTTTTTCTGAATACTACCTTTAAAAAATTTGTCGAATATACCCATTATTACTCCTAACTAATTTTAAACACTGCCTGACCACTATTTTGCAGTGAGGTTATAGCCCATACCAAAGCATCAACCCTATCATCATGATATTGTACCCCATTTCCTGTAAATTGGCACATTTGTTCCTCTAAATCCTTGAACACTCCTACATGGTGAACTCTGTTTTGTTCGTAAAGTGCCGATATTGGCTCGGCTCTAACTATTTTTCCTCTACTGGCTCTTACACTTGTATAAGGAATTGATTGGTTTTGTGTTCTCAATAATCTTTCAATCAAGTCGCCACCATTATTCACCTCTGCTACAATCCTATCACATTCATACTGTTTATAAAGTGATATAGCTTTTTTAACCCATTCATCAGGCGAACTAATTTGACTGGCATCATGCAATATGTAGTAATGATTATTGACATCACGACCAGCGACTATCATACCTGTTTCATCTGAGTTCTGATTACTTGTGACGGCTGGGTCGATAGCGACAACAATTCTTTGTAAATCGTTCGGATATTCGATCAATCTATTTTCTTCTATGTTTTTATAATTAAATAATGCACCCTCTACATCTTCTAATATTTCTGCATAAAGTTCTTGCCTACCAATACGAGTACCCTCATATCGTTCTCTTAGCATTTCTATAGATGATTCTGCAAGATTGTCAATGTTCTCAAATGTCGAGCCTGTGATTAGCTTTGTATCACTTCGTTTAGCTAAAGACCTGATTATCTTAGTTGGTCTTGGAGTAGTAGTAATAATACACTTAGGATTATGACCTAATCTCAATGCCATCATTAAGTTATCAAAGGTTTCGGTGTATCTCCATGAGGCTAACTCATCACACCATGCTCTGTGAAACTGTACTCCACGAAGTCTATCAGGCTCTATTGCTGGAAATCCGATTATCTTTGAGCCATTATAAAAATGTATCTCGCTATCTGATTTGTTATAACCAGTATTGCTAAGTAATCTTCTATCAATTATGTTTATAAAACCTGAGTCACCTGAGAACACAACTCGTTTCAGATCGCCATAAGTTGGTGCTACTACACCACAAACCACATTATCATTTCTTAAACAGTATTCAACAATGTCGTATGCACCAGTTAAGGTTTTTCCCCAGCCACGACCAGCCAAGAAAAGATGTATATTAAATTCATCACTATCTTCTACAAGTTGTGTTGGTCTTGCTTTGTCGTACCACTCAATGAGTAGATTCGTTGCTATCTGCTTTTGTGAGCTTAGATTGTCGAACTGATTTGACCAACTGCTCGAATCGTTCTTTTTCATCTGATACATTGTTTATCTCCACGACATCAGTTTCTTTCCAACCAGCCTGAGTTTTTAGCCAAAAAATACAAGCACCGAGTGATTGTTTTGTATCACCTGTTGCAATACTAAATAATTTGCTTGTAATAGTAGCAGTAGCCTGTGCTTTACCAACCTTTAATTCTTCGCTGTAGTATTTATTCAGGGTTGGTCTAGTTATACCAGCGATCAGACAGATTTGCTCATGAGTAATACCCATACCTGATAATTTACTTACCATTCTTGTCAATTCTTCGGTTTTTTTTACAATTTTAGGCATATATTCCTTTTATAGTGTAAAAATAAACAAAAATCAAGCCAAATGAGGTGAAATAAAGCTATACTTTAAGTATAAACAAGGTATACTGTAGGTATAGGTTAATAAAACGATCTATAAATTTAACGAAAAAACGAGGAAAATATGGAAAACAGATATACAAACATTAAACATTTAGGTAAAGGCATTATCGCTTTTGATACTGTCAAAAATATTTGGTTAATAACAATGAATGACATAGGTTATAGACCAACTTGTGCATGGTTAAAAACATGTCAGTTTAGAGGAAGAGTTCACTATCATTTGATGGGTGACAGTAGAAGAGAAGTATTAGAAAAATTTGCTAATACTTTATAATAAAACTAACCAAACCAAAAGAAGAGTAGCCAAGTGGTTGCTCTTTTTTTTTATTTCTTCCTACACATCAATCCTCTTTTGAGAAACTCTTTGAAAAGATTATCCTGTATATCATAACTATCCACCTGAATGACCAGCTCATACTTGGTTTCTTTAGGCTCTGTGTCTGTGCTAATCTCTTTCTCTAAATCTGCAAAATGCAGTTCTTTAGAGTCAAAACCCCATTCTTTCAAATCCTTGACATCAAAGTTGTTAGCTAAATCCTCGATATTCCACTGTCCAACATTCTTGTTAAGTCTTATATTCAACTCTTTTTCTTGATCTATAGATAAATCC